CTGATAGCTCCCCAACTGGTGCTAGCAACGCAATCTTGGTGCGCAATTTGGACATTCAGCCTTTGGTGGCTGATACCGTCAATCGCGACCTGGTGCGGCCTTATATGGGCCAAGCGGATCAACTGCTGGCTCAGACTCGCGTTGAAGTTTCGTTCGAGGTTGAACTTGCCGGTTCTGGCACTGCAGGCACTGCGCCTGCCTATGGCCCATTGCTCCGAAGCTGCGGCCTGAGCGAGACCGTTGTGGCCAGCACTAGCGTCACCTACGCGCCGATCTCTAGCAGCTTTGAAAGCGCAACTATTCACTATCACCAAGACGGCATCCGCCACAAGCTGACAGGCTGCCGCGGAAGCTTTGAGCTCTCTGGTGAAGTCGGCGGTATTCCTGTCATCAGCTTTTCGATGACTGGCATCTATAACGATCCGACTGACGAGACTCTGCCGACCCCGACCTATGCCAATCAAGCCACCCCTCTGATCTTTAAGGAGGGCAATACCAGCAGCTTTTCAGCCTTTGGCTACGCCGGTTGCCTGCAGTCCTACAGCTTCAGCATTGCCAACGATGTGATCTATCGCGAGTTGGTGGGTTGCAGCAAAGAGGTCTTGATCACTAACCGTGCACCTAGCGGCAACGTGGTGATCGAAGCTCCGACCATTGCCGCCAAGGATTTCTTTGCAGTTGCTACTGGCACCAGCACTGGATCCATCACTTGGCAGCATGGCAGCACGGGCGGCAACATCATCACGATGACCACTGCGCAATCGGACCTGGGCAACCTGAGCTATAGCGATCAGGACGGCATCCAAATGCTGAACATGCCGTTTATTGCAGTTCCGACCAGTTCAGGCAATGATGAGCTAAGTCTCGCCTACACCTGATCTTGGCGTTTGTTCTAAAGCAGTCAGACACCTACACCTGGCCGGTCACCTTTGACGTTCCTGTCGATGGTGGCCGGCATCAACGTCAGAGCTTTGACGGTGAATTTCGCCGCGTCAGCCAATCCCGCATCCGCGAAATGGGCCAGCTTATTGAATCTGGCGATCTGACGGATTCTGAAATTGCCAGCGAAGTACTGGTTGGCTGGGCCGGCATTAACGACGATGACGGCAAAGAGGTGCCATTTAGCCAAGGGGCACTTGAGCGGCTGCTTGATGTGCCAATGCTGGCCACCGCTATTGCGACCGCTTATTTCAGCAGCTTGAGCGGAGTCAAGCGAAAAAACTGACAGAGGCCGCTGAGTATTGGGCGAGCGGTGGTGTTAAAGACGAAACCGACGCTGATGCCGCGGCCTTAGGCGTTGCCATGCCAGAACCTAAGCCTGAGGCTGATTTTGAGGTGCTGGAAGAAAACTGGCAATCGGTCCAGATGTTTTTGCGCGGCCAAACCCAATGGCGCGCCACGATGGGTGGTGTTTTAGGCCTGGACTATGGCGCGCTTGCGTGGCTATTTAGACTGTATGAAGTAACCGACCAGCGAGCCGTGCTGGAAGATCTGCAAATCATGGAAAGCGCGGCAATGCTGGTCATGAATGAGCGGGGCGCCTGAAATGGCAATGAATATCGACTCGCTGATTCGGATTAAGGCCGACGTTCAAGGCGAAAACAATATTCGTCGCCTTGGCAACTCCATGCAGGGAGTCCAAGGCAAGGTCAAGAATTTAAAAATGTCAGTGCAGGGCCTTACTGGGGCAATGCGCGTATTTGGCACAGTGTTGGCCGCTGGCGCATTTACTCAGTTTTTGCGTGGCGCAATCAACCTGTCTGATGAGATGGGCAAAGCCAGCGTGCGCACTGGCGTTGCAGCTGACAAGCTGCTTGCGTTGAAAAACGCCGGCATGTTGGCTGATGTAACGCAAAAAGATTTGATTAATAGCCTGACCAAGCTAAATGTGAATTTAGTTGCGGCAGCCGAAGGTAATGAGGAGCTTGCCAAACGGTTTCAGCAGTTAGGCGTGAGCATCAAGGGCGCCGATGGTGAGTTGCGTGATACGGATGAAGTGCTGAAAGATATTGCCGATCGTTTTGCTGACATGCCAGATGGAGCACAGAAGGCAGCGGCTGCAGTCACGATCTTTGGCCGTTCTGGCGCGCAACTGATCACGTTGCTAAACGGTGGTTCAGCATCGCTTGATGAATTCAATTACAAGCTCAGCGATGATTTTGCGCCGCGTGCTGAGCTGTTTAACGACACGATTACTAAAACGGGTTTCCAATTTGAAGGTTTCCGTTTGCAGCTGATGGATGCATTGCTGCCAGCTTTGCAAGTCATTGCTGAATCATTTGGCGATTTGTTTGCAAGTGAGAATGATTGGAAAGACCTTTTTAAGGTTATTGAAAACGGAATCCGGGGCGTAGCGATCGTCATCATGTCCCTGGTCAAGCTGGTTGATGAGATGGTTCGCGCGGTTGTTGCTGGCGTGCGCATCACCAAACGCTTTTTAAAAGGCGACATAAAAGGGATGGAGCAAGCCAGATCAGAATATTTTCAAGGCGTCGGACAGCGTTTTGGTGAAAACGTTAAAACATTTGAGCGTTTGGCATATGGGAGCGCTGAAGCTCCAACTCAGCGCAAGCGCACGTCAATGTTTGATTTGCGCGATTTGCGTCAAGAACGAGCCAGTAGCGCAGCAAGTGACAAAACGGCTAAACAGCAAGAGGCAGCTGCAAGGCGAGCAGCTCAAGAGGCTTTAAAACTGGCCGAAGCACAACGCAAAGGTTTTGAAGCTTCGCTGTTACAGCTTGATGCGTCAAAAGCTGCGCTAGCAATTGCGCTTGAATCTAATCCTGTCAAACGTGTCGAGCTTGAATATGAAGAGCGCAAGCGCGTGCTGATGGTGGAATTTGCGCAGGCAGCTCAAGATTCTTTGACAACTGCTCAAGATCTAAACATTGAACGCCGGTTGGCAATTGATCTTGATACTTTGGCTGTAGAGAAACAGAAAGCATTAGCTGAGGCAGCAAAGGAAAGCGGCAAAAGCTTCAAGGAGTCTTTTGGCGAAAAAATGGATGAATACAAAAAAAGTCTTGCTGACTTTGGCGGTCAAGCTGCTGGCGTCGTCATCAATGCATTTCAAGGCATGGAGGATGCGCTGACTGATTTTGTCACTACGGGCAAAGCAGATTTTCGCGCGCTAGCAAACAGTATCATTGCGGATATCACCCGGATCGCTATCCGCCAGGCAATTATCAAGCCGCTGGTTGGTGCATTATTTCCAACGGCCAACGCAAACGGCAACGTGTTTGCAGCGAATGGGATTGTCCCATTTGCCAAGGGCGGGATTGTTGATCGGCCAATGCTGTTTCCCTTTGCCAAAGGCATTGGCTTGATGGGCGAGGCTGGCCCTGAAGCAATCATGCCTTTACGCCGCGGCCCTGGTGGCCGGCTTGGTGTTGAAGCATCGGGAGGCGTGGGCGATGTGATCGTCAATGTGGACGCCTCTGGAACTAAAGCGCAAGGCGACCAGCCGAATGCAGCTGCCTTAGGCCGTGCCATTGGAGCAGCAGTGCAGGCAGAATTGATTAAGCAGAAGCGCCCTGGAGGCTTGCTTGCATAATGGCCACCTTTCCAGATATTGCACCAAATTTTGGGGCGACCAAAAACAGCGCACCAACCAATCGCATCGTTAAATTTGGCGATGGTTACGAGCAAGTGTTGCGTTTTGGTTTAAATCAAAACCCAAAAACCTGGACTCTTACTTGGGAAAACCTGTCGGAAACGAACGCAGATGCAATCGAAGCGTTTTTAGATGCACGCGCTGCTGATGGCGACGCATTCGACTGGACCCCGCCAGATGACACTACGGCCTATAAATGGCGGTGTGATCAATGGTCTAAGACCTTGCCTTACTGCAATCTGTTCAATATCAGCGCCACCTTCCGTCAGGTCTACGAACCTTAAATGGCTTACACCGCATGGCAGGCTAGTAACTCCTACGCGGTAGGAGATGTCGTCCGCCCGACAACGACAACTGGAACCGGCTTGGTTTTCCGTTGTACGACGGCTGGCACCAGCGGTAGCAGCGAGCCAACTT